CTTCTATCTCGCACACGAATGTGCTATTTACACAGGATGGGGTTCGAACCCATGCGCTTTCGCAGCAGATCTTAAGCCTGCCTCCTTAACCACTCGGACACCTGTGTTCGCATTTTAAATGCTATTTGGCTTTCGCCTCGCACGCTAGCATGCTATTCGGTTCTAATGGGGTTTGAACCCATGACTTTGAGGTGAATATTTTTTAACAGCCTCACGCTCTACCAACTGAGCTATAGAACCACGCACTTTCATAAATGATGTGCTATCTTCCGATACCGGGAATTGAACCCGGGTCTGCCCCGTGAAAGGGGGCTATCCTAACCATTAGACTATATCGGATCGCAAACAAGTTGCTATTCGGACTTTTGTCCTCGCACACGAATGTGCTATTTACACAGGATGGGGTTCGAACCCATGCGCTTTCGCAGCAGATCTTAAGCCTGCCTCCTTAACCACTCGGACACCTGTGTTCGCATACCTTTGATATGCTATTTGGCTTTCACCTCGCACTTCCATAAAATGGTGTGCTATTTTTGGTCCATCCGGGGCTTGAACCCGGGACTTTGGCGTTGCTGAAAGTATACTCTATTAGTATAAGCACCACGCTCTACCAACTGAGCTAATGGACCTCGCATTTTTCAATGCTATTCGGACTTTTGTCCTCGCACATAAATGTGCTATCTATCCGAGGTGGGGATCGAACCCACAATCTTCACCTTAATCTTCTCTTTAGAAGGGTGACGCGTTATCCATTGCGCTACTCGGACTCGCACTCTACAATACTCCCATCCAAAGGATGAATTTCTATAAGTGAAAAGAAATTGCTGTATGAGTATTTAGTGCCACCACCACAAAAGAATTTTTAGAATTTGATTTGCTGTATGGATATTCTAACAATATCCCCATCCCACCATATATATAGACTATATATGGTATCACACATTAAGTTGCGTAGAATTTTTGCTGTATGGACGTTATACAACATCCGAACTACACTCCTGTCCTAAGGACAAAATATTTCAAAAAAAGAAATTGCTGTAGGAGTATAAAATAGGATCGTTTTGTCCTACTTATTTTAAATATAGAGATTCAATATGATTAAATTTCAATTTTTTTAATATTAATGTAACATCATATATGATAATAAGGTCGAAAACCTCCTGTCAGTGCCAAATACTTAAACTAAGTATTTGGCAATATAATACATCTTTCAATTTATATTATTATATTAGCTTTAAGTCACTTTCTTTAAATTCTTATATTTACATAAAACTTAAAAGACTGTATTAGCAGGAACAGGCTCGATTAAGTTTCTTTCTATAACCTCTTTATTATAGACTTTTAAAGGACAATAATATGTTCCTCTATCCTGAACATATCTAGTATCACATCCTCTATTATTACATAATCTAGTTCCTGTATAGTAAGGTCTGAATTTTTCAACTTTATTAGAGTCATCACAAGATAAACATAAGATGAATAATAATAAAATTAAACATATAAATAATAGATAATTATAATCCATTTTTATAATATAATATAAAAAGAAAAATAAAATAATAATAAGTATTTAGAAAAATACTTATTATTATGATTATAATAATTATAATATGTCTAATATATTCATTACTTCATATTTTGAATTAGATAAGTCTAAAACTGACTTTTATTTTAAGAATTTTCAAAAATTAATTGATACTGGTTTTGAGATTTTATTATATTTAGATTCTAAATTAGAATCAAGAATTGAAGATCTTAAACAATATTCGAATCTTAAAGTTATTTTATTAGATTGGAATGATTTATTCTTAATAAAGACTTTATCTCAAGATCAAATTAATTCATTAGAAATTCCATCAAAGAATCCAAAAGATAATGTTAATTATTTATTATTAATGAATTCTAAATCTTATATTATGAAGTTAGCTCTTGAACAATGCTCACATGATACATTAATTTGGCTAGATTTTGCTGGTTTAAAATTAACTAATGATATAGAACATTTTAAGAAAAACTTTTCAAAATTAAAGAAGTATGAAAAGATTTTAATTCCGGGCGGATTTAGAAATAAAGAATTATTGATAGACGATAATTTATTTAAACAAATATGTTGGCGATTTTTGGGAACCATTGCTATTTTTCCAAGAAATTTGATAGAAAAATTTAATGATGAGCAAAACATCGAACTAAAAAAATTACTTGATGAAGGTAAGATAACGTGGGAAGTTAATATTTGGGCAAACATTGAATATAATAATCCAGATTTAATTCAATATTTTAGAGCAGATCACAATAAAACCATGTTTGGATTATACGATAAGAAAATTATATTAATAAGTATGATAAAAAACGAAGAAAAAATTATCCGTAGATGTATTGATTCAGTAAGAAGTATATGTGATGCTTTTTGTATATCTGATACAATGTCTACTGATAATACTGTCACAATCGTAAAAGAATATATTAGCGAATTAAATAAAAATAATGTTCCTGGTAAATTATATCAAAATCCCTGGTCTAATTTTGGTCATAATCGAACTATATCTTATAATAACACAGTTGAATTTTGTAAAGAACTAGGATGGGATCAAGATAATACCTACGGTCTATTATTAGATGCTGATATGAAATTAATTGTTCAATCTAAATTTAATAAAAATAATTTTACGCACAATGGATATAAAATTATTCAAGATAATGGACATATAGAATATGATAATACAAGATTTATTAAATTAAATGGTAGTTGGAAATCAGTTGGAGTTACTCATGAATACTGGGATGGTCCAGACTTAGGTGGGTTAAAAAAAGATGAAATCTATATTAGTGACATAGGAGATGGTGGATGTAAAGATAATAAATTCCAAAGAGATTTAGAATTATTAACAAAAGGAATAGAAGATGAACCAAATAATGGTCGTTATCATTTTTATTTAGCTCAAACCCAGAAAGATACTGGTAATCATAAGGAAGCAATTAGATTATATAAAAGAAGAATTGTAATTGGAGGATGGGATGAAGAAGTATGGTTCTCTCATTATATGATCTCAAGATGTTGGATAACATTAGGTAATATACTAAAGGCAGAAATGTGGGCTAATAAAGCTTATGAGTTTAGAAAGACACGTGCTGAACCACTACATATGCTTGTAAATTTATTTAGAGATAGAGGAATGTGTATTAAAGCTTATCATTATTATAAGATGGCTAAAAATATTCCAGAGTCATTTGATTCATTATTTGTTGAAAAATCAGTATATAAGTATTTATTAGATTATGAATATACTATTATTCAATATTGGGTATTTCCTAATGAAAGATTAGAAGGATTAAAGAGCTGTGTAATGTATCTAAATAAGAATACTCATCATGAAGATAATGTTTATAATAATATCGACCATTATATTCAAAAGTTATCAAATGATGATAAAATTATTAATTTTGGATTTCCGGTTATTGATAATTATTGTAGCTCATCTTCAGCAATTATACAAGTCGGCAATAAAACATTAATGAATGTACGTTATGTAAATTATAGAATTCAACCAAATGGTTCATATATGATGTATGACGGAGATTCATTTAATAATGCTAATAATGTTCGAACTAAAAATAGTATTGTGTATATGGATAAGGAAATGAATCCAGTTAGTAATCCGGTCTTTTTTGACAATGAAGTTACAAGTGTTATCAAACAGCAACATTCTGGTATTAAAGGATTAGAAGATATTCGATTATTTAGTTTTAAGAATAAAGTATATTATATTGCTACATCAAGAGAATTTTCTTATAATGAAACAAATCGTATGGTAATGGGAGAGTATGATATTAATAATCTAAAGTATGTAGCAAATAAGATTCTATTACCACCAACTGAAACAAATTGTGAAAAAAATTGGATTCCAATTAATCACAATAATGAAAAAATATTGTTTATTTATAATTGGCATCCATTACAAATTGGCGAAGTTGATAGTTTTATAAATAAACTCAATATAACAGTTAAATATGATACTCCTAAATTTTTTAGACATTATAGAGGTTCTTCTACATTCGCTGAATATGATAATAAATTATGGTGTATTACACATGGAGTAAAATATTCTACTCCTCGTAAATACTATCATCAATTTGTTGTCCTAGAGTTGAACACATATAAACCAGTTAAATATAGTGTTCCATTTTATTTCAATAACTATGCTATAGAATATTGTGTTGGCTTGATGATTAAAGATAGTGTTGCGAATATAGTATTTTCACAAAATGATAAAGATACATCTCTATTAAAAATAGAGATGAATAAAATAAATAAATATATGATTAATATCTAATTTATATAATATTTTTATAAACTAATTAATGAAAATGTTGTAATATTATGATCTACTAAATTATCATCTAATTTATGTAAGAAACTAGAATCGTTATTCTTTGATGATATTGTCATAGATACTTTATTTATATCCTTAATACACATTATACATCCTTCTACCGAATTTTTAACAATTACTTTATCTTTAATTGTTAAATTCTTTTCAATATATTTAGACGCTTCTCTCATTATATGTTGTTCAACATATAATACATCTACTTCTTTTTTCTTTGTTGTTATTAATTTATTTGAATATAAAGATAATTCAATCTTATGGTCAATTACTCCTCTAACTTTATGAATTGTATCTATTGTAAGTATCTCTCCAATAATTGAATTATATGTTGGAATAATTATATAATCAATATCTTTGCTTAATAAAGCAGCTTTTAAAGCTATAAAATTTGGATATGGAACATGAATTCCTCTTAAATTATTTGTAATAACTTCGCTAGAAAATGTTCCCTTTCCAAACAAATATCCAATTTTTAAGTCATTTGAAGCTTTTTCTAAAAACATTACTTGAATATTTTTAGATATCTCCATAATCTTTAAATAAATTGGATCTTCAAATAATTTTAAAATTTCTTTCTCTACTTCACGTTTTGTAATTAGTTTTAAAAAATCATTATGTTTATTTAAGTATTCATAAGGATTTTCATTTAATTTTATCTCAGACACCTTCTCTGACAATGCTAATCTCATACTTACCATCATCATTAGTATTTCTTCATTCGCTTTTGATCTACAAATATCAGCGATCTCTTTATCATTTTCAATTACATATTGTTTATTTAATAAGACTAATTTATTCATGAATAGTATATTTCCTTTTAATATACTTGATATAGTTTCATCATATGATCTAATGATTGATCTTATTTCTGGCAATGTATTAATATTATTATGAATGATTTGATCATCCATTAATTTTAATAAGTAATTCGTTGTATCTATGTCCATACAAGCATCTGTTACACTAACACCCTTTTTCATACTACTAGTTGGAAATGATATTTTTTGATTACCCTTATTTATATTTGATTCTAACATAATACCCCTAATTGGATATTTATTTAATAACCTAAGACGTTTTACATATAACGCAACAAGTAATTGTCTATTATAATCCTTTTGCGAATTACCATGAGAGCAATCAATTATAAGTCCTGTGCTTATATTCTCTTTTTCAAGCGCTTTTGTTATTTTCTCTATTATTGATTGTTCATAATTTGGTTCATCTCCACCACGTAAAATTAAATGACTATTCTTATTTCCCTTTGTAATTACATGACTCGCAATTCCCTTATCATCTATTGCTAAAAAATTATGAGCATACATAGCACTCATAATTCCATCAATTGCTTTATCGTAATCTCCTGATGTTAGATTTTTAAATCCGATTGGCATTGATAATCCAGAAGCCAATTGACGATGAATCTGGCTCTCTGATGTTCTGGCACCAATTGCTCCCCACGAAACAAGATCTGATAAATATTGTGGAGTTATTGTATCTAAAAATTCACAGCCAATTGGAATCTTCATTTGTGTTATTTCTAATAATAATTTTCGTGCCAAATCCAAACCTTTATTAATTTTAAAACTATCGTCTAGATCTGGATCATATATAAATCCCTTCCAGCCAACACGAGAACGAGGTTTTTCAAAATATACTCTCATGACAATATAAATGTTTTTTAATGATTGTTGAATGACTTGAAGATGTTTCGCATACTCAACTGCTGTATCATAATCATGAATTGAACAAGGGCCAACAATAACCATTAAACGTTTATCTTCATTATTTAAAATATTTTCTATTTGCTGACGAGCATCACATAGAAAACTAATATCACTTTCAGATGGAGGGTATTTTGAAAGAAGGTCATTTGGAGATTGGATCTCCTTTATTTCTGTTATATTTCTATTAGATAACATTCTAATAATAATTATTATTATTTATAATGTTTTAAATAAAGAAGAATTCAATTTTTTGTGAATAATTATTGACAAATAATATTATAAAAGAAATTTTATAATAATATTATTATGGAGGATAAAAAATTTAATTATATTGAATTCAAAATTGATATTATAAATAATGAATTAATATTCTTAGAAAAATATTTATCTACTGAATCAGATAGAATTATGCTAAATGATATAAAATTAATTAAATCAACTATCACTAAATTACAATCAATATTAATCAAAAGTGAAGAAGGGAAGAGAGAAAGGGAGAAGGAAAAAAATGAAAAGGAAAAAAATGAGAACGAAAAAAATAATAAACAAGAGTCTAAAACAATAAAATTAACGATTGATACACACGAAGATATATTAAAATATAATACTGATTTAATTAAAAAAATATATCAAATAAATTATATTATATAATAATTTAAATAAAAATATTTATATTATTATATGGCATTAAATATATTTCAATTATTAAAAGCATATGATTATTCTAATCAAGCATTAGAAAAATTTGATTGTTTTAGTTTATTTAATAAAAAATTAAATAATAATCTTATGATTGAAGATATATATGATTATATTAATGGAATTAATGATAAAAATAATGATATGAATGATGATACATATGAATTATCATTATCTAAAAATAAGATTAAGGAAATTAAGATATATAATTTTTTAAATTTAAAGAATTTATATTTGGATAATAATGAAAATTTAGAGAGAATTGAAATAAAAAATTGTCCTAAATTAAAAAACTTAAATATATCAAATTGTTCTAAATTAAAAGAAATTATTGGATTAGAAGATAATAAACCAGATATGATAATTTGTAAAAATACTAATATTGATTTTTTAGAAGAAAAATTTGATATTAATGTATTATTAATGAATAATAATGATCATATTAATTATATAATTGATAATATTTATTTAGGCGATTGTACTCATTCAGAAGAAGAATTATTAATAATTGGTGTTTCGTATGTATTTAATATTAGTTCAAATTATTATAGAGAATATAAAAGAATAATAGAATATAGATATCCAACAGAAGATACTTTAACACAAAATATTCTTATATCATTTCCACAAATAATAGAAAAAATGAAAGAATTGATTGATAAGGGCAAAACAATTTATGTTCATTGTCATGCTGGAATATCTAGAAGTGCTAGTGTAATAATATTGTATTTAATAAAATATCATGACTATAATTTTAAAGGGGCATTTTGTTTTGTAAGAAATAAAAGATCATGTATTCAGCCAAATCCAGGTTTTATTAAACAACTTAAATTATTAGAAAGAGAATACTATAGTAATCCCAAGAAGGTCTAATACCTTTAGAATTCTTAAACAAATTCCAAATATTTTGCTGTATTCTTATACCAGCTAAAAATAGTAAATAGTAAATAGAAAAGCAATAAAGTCTCCTCAAAATAAAATTTCCTCAAATTCGTTATTTAACAGTACATAATTATATATAGTTTTTGTTTTTTATGGTTCTTTAAAAATACATTTAATATTGAAGATTTATATATATTTAATTCTATAATAAACTGATTGATTTACTTTTAGTGACTACATATTATCCTCTTCAGAAGTCAAAACATAATTTAAAAACATATAATTCCTGGTTATCCTTATTTTTTGAATGCGTAACATGTCCAGTTATTTTCTTCTGCTCTCCGAAGACATATTTAGAAATAAATTCGATGGCTAAATCTAATATTACATTTGTACAAAGAGAATTTGATTCATTTGACATGATGAAAGAACCTCAAATGAATAAATGGAGAGAATGGCATAATATTGACCCAGAAAAAAATATACACTCTCCTGAATTATATGCTATTTGGGCAGCTAAGCAAGAATTTATTAGAGAAGCAATAAATTTAGTTGATAGTAGTGTATATATTTGGTGTGATGCTGGCTGCTTTAGAACAAAACGAAATGGTAGTTTTGAAAATACTTTAAAGTTTATTAGTCCAGGAAAGATTACATGTTTAGATGTTTCAAACTTGTGTGTATGTGAAAAATTGATAGGTGGGGGTGTTTTAGCTGGTGATAAAAGCGCGTGGTTAAATTTTTCAAAAAATTTTTTAAGTGAAATTGAAAAAGATATTAATGGAAAAGATCAAGTTATATATTATAGAATATTGAATAATTCAAATGCTATAATAATTAATTCAAATAATAAATATGGAGATCCCTGGTTTTATTTAACATCTTTATTTTCAGAGGAATCAAAATTTAAATTTGAATATCTAAAAAGCGGACTATTTAATATAGATTATATTGATCAAATTGTATATATTAACTTAGAACATCGTAAAGATCGTAAAGAACAAATAGAAAAACAATTTAGTGTTTTTTTTCCTAATAATATTCATAGATTTAATGCTATTTTGGATAAACGAGTTGATGGGCATGTTGGTTGTGGATTAAGTCATATCGCAATTCTTGAAATAGCTATAAAAAAAAATTGGAAGAATGTTTTAATTATGGAAGATGACATGATATGGGATGATTTATCACAATTTAAAATACTAGATACATTAATAAAAAATCCGTATGATGTAATTGTATTTGGTGGTACATTTGCTAATTATAATATTAATACGTATAAATTAATTGAATGTCAAACAACTACAGCATATTTAGTTAATAATCATTATTTTGAAAAATTACTAAATTGTTTTAAAACTACTATTCAAAATTTAATTCTAACAAAAAATACAGAGAATCATGCTATAGACCAAGCATGGAAACCTTTACAGGCAACAGATAATTGGTATTTATTATATCCACCTTTAAGCATACAAGGCTCTGGATTTAGTGATATATGTAAAACAAATGTAAATTATGAAAATTTTTATAATATACAATTTTTAACAATAGATTTAATGGGAGGACTTGGAAATCAATTGTTTCAATTAGCTTTTTTATTATATGCTGCTAAAATTTCTAAAAGTGCTATATTCTTAGATACTTTAATTAGTCCGCAAACCAAACATTCTTCCGAACAATATTTTAATAATTTTTTAAATAAATGGAAATCACACTTTTCTCAAAAATTAATTAATCATACATTAAAAGAAAATTCTAAAATGACTAATGAAAACTGGATCTCAAGAATTAAATCAGTTGAAGGAAATATAAAATTAAGTGGATATTTTCAAAGATATAAATATGTTAATTTAATTAGAGATGAATTTATATCAACATTAACATTTGATAAAACAATTTTAGAAAAATATCCAGATATTCAAAATACATTTTTTATTCATGTTCGAGGTGGAGATTATTTAAATAATCCATTACACTTTATTGATTTAAAATCATATTATATTGAACATATGGAAAAACATACGGATGAAAAATTTATTATTTTTACAAATGATATTCCTTACGCAAATAGTATTCTACCAAATATTCAAATAATTGAAGAAAATGAAGTAAATACTCTTTATTTAATGTCACAATCAAAAGGATGTATCTGCAGTAATTCATCATTCTCATGGTGGGGGGCGTATTTAAACCCGAATCGTCCAATTTATTTTCCAAATAAGTGGTTTAATGATATTTCTATGGACTCATCAGGTATATATTTTAATAAAACAGAAGATATTTTAGAGGTTTATGAAGTAGAAACTAAAGTAAATATAAATCTTTTAAGAATTTCTAAAGGAAGATATAAAAAATAAAAATATTTTTAAAAGTATTTTATTTTTTAGTGATATTATCAAAATATTATATAGTTCTATCTTGAAAATGGAATCATATTAATGATAATGAAGTGGCATTACATATTATTTTAACATAGGAAAATTATCAAAAAGAAATTTTATAGTATTTTTATCTAAATTATTAAACATTCCTCCAATAAAAAAAGAATGTATTTTTTTACAATGAGCACAATAAAATTTATTTAAATTATTTATTGTTTCAATATTTATTAATGATATATATTCACATATCTTTGGATAATTAACAATATTAATACCTCCATCTTGAAAATAACCAAATGCCTTAAATCCGTCAGATGTATATTGATCTCCAAGATGAACCAATACAGAATCTTTAATTTTTGGATATATAAATTCCTCAAGGAATCCTTGATCATATGTATCAGTTTCAATAAAATCATTACATAATTCTTTCATATGTGGAATAATACCTCGTTTAATACCCCACATACCACCCATAATTTTTTTTGAATGATGACAATGATCTCTTAAAATATGAAAACCCTTATTACTTTCTATCCAGCTTCTTACAGAAAATGCCTCTCTAAAACTTAACCATGAATCGCTATCTCTGGAAATCATTGCTGCTACATTATTCTCTGCGGCAGGTATAAACCTCCAGAGCATTCTTTCAGATCCAGGTTTAATTTTTTTATTTATCATTAGGATAGTTTCAGTATTTGGAATAGTATTAATTGCTTCAATTATATTTGAAGGAACAGTATTATCATAATAAAATCTTGATTTCCATCCAGGATAAATTATATTTGTAAGTGAAGCATTTATTATAGCATTATAATTATATTTATGATTATTACCATACAAGGAAAAACTAATTATATATTTGTTATCATCTGATGGATTTATTATACTCTGCCAATCTATTAATATACTACATAAGAAAGAAAAAAGATTATTTTCCCTACTTAAATTAATAATATCATTCTGATTTATGCTATTCGAACCATCTCTTAGATAAATAAATACATTTTCAAAAATTTCAGAATAAGCTTTTTCTTTTAATGTATTAGTCTGATTAAAATCAGAAAATAAAATTATCTCTTTTTTAAAATAAGGAATTAATTCTTTAGGAACTGTATTAATATTTTCTACTGATAAATAATTTGAAGAAATATCTATAATATTAAAATTAGTCATAGATTGATTTTTTTTTAAATATTGATCAAGCATACCCCCACATCCAATTACACAGTCATTAATAATTGTTGGCATAAATGAAAAATCTTTTATATTAATTAATTTAGCATAATTTATAATGAGAAATTCTTTTGTATAATAATTTAAATTCTTAATTTGATCATCTATTTTTGATTCACTATAAATAGATGAATTATAGGCTGACCTCCCAGCAATACAATATTCACCTAATCTTTTAACTGGATCATAAAATGAAGTAATAAATAGATCATATTCATTCACCATTAGAATACCTCTATAGTTTAAGTTATAATACATATATTGTAATGACCAATCTAAACTTTTTCCAGATCTATTTGAGGTGTCTTGAATAATATGAATATTCTGAGGAACTCTTATATAATTTACATTAAGATATTTACAAATAGTTTCAAATTCCTTAGTCAATTCTTTTGATTCTGAATTATCAAATATTATATATTTAAATGGCACAGTTATAAATTTATTTAAACATTCATATTGATACGGTATAAATGAAGGCTTGTTATAGACAACACTTATAATAATTATTGTATTCTTATCTTGTCTGTTTATCTCACATTTTATTATATCTTCTTGATTTTTTAAAAATGTATTCTCATCTTCTTTTTGTATTTTATTATTATTTTTTAATACAAAATGCCTATTTTTTTGTTCTAAATGTTTATTCATATATAATATATAAATATACAAAATACATCAATAATTAACATCATATACCGAATCTAAAAAAATAGCCTAAACACAAATTTCTTAAACTTTAGTTGGTATTCCTTTTAGCACCAAATATTAAGATTAATATTTAGTAGTATTTAGAGCGGTGCGTATTTTAAATGCCGATTTTTAAGACAAAAAAAATAAATGCATCGCTTTACTCATTGAAGAGTTCTAAATTCTAAATAATGGGCTTTCTTATGTGTATATTAAGGTAGATACACATAATCCCATCAGATGTTATTTAATCTACTACCTTGATTAAACAACAATTTCTTTTTTCTGTCTTGGTTTTCGTTGCTTTACAACTACTATCTTTTCTTTTGCTTTTTGACAGAATTCTATTGGTCTTG